GCGGCGTAGTCCGGCTTGCCGTGTTGTTCGAGCGCGGCTTCGATGCACGTTGCCAACGCCGCTGTCAGCGCAATTAGGGCGTCGGCAGCGGTTGCTTCGCGCAACTCGATCTCGATCAGGATCGCCTTGAGCAGTTCGGTTTGCAGCGCGCGTCTGTCATTCATGGCGCTGGTTCTCCCGTTCGGCGGCGCGCTTCAGGGCGTGCGCTACGTGCGACCAGATGATTGACGTTTCTAGCTCGACCAGACGTTCGCGCTCGCTGCGCGGTTTCGTGCTCGCCAGGTGCCAAAGTATGTTGAGGCGGCGGCGGATCAGTTGTTCGAGTTCCTCAGTCATGTTTCCCCTCCAAGATTGTCGTGGCTTCTTCGACGGATCGCGCGACGCCAGCAAGCGCGCCCATCCGCTTGGCTGTTTCGATGAACGCGCGTTGTTCGGGTGTGAGGCGGCCGCGCGGTGATTTGGTTTCGATGGCAACGAACACGGCGACGGGCTTGCCGACCATGTCTGGCGTGATCTTGATGGATCGCCAGCCGATTAGGTCGGAGGAGCCTGGTGCGAGGCCAAACGTGCAGCGTTGCGCGTCCGATAGCATGACAAGGGTACAGCATGATGACGTGACTGCATTTCCGGTCCATCCCGCACCGACGTGGTTTCGGAACAGCCGGACGTCAGGCCGCGAGCCAAGCGCGGCTAGTGTCATCCGTAACAGGTCAGATTCGGACGTCATGCGCGTTGTCTCCGCTTCTGTTGGATGTGCCATACCCAACCTGGTTTGTATCCACGCGCTGCAGCGATCGCGCGCAGTTCGGCTTCGGTGCGGGCGGTGCGCAGCAGTGTTCGCAGCGGGGTGCCGCGCAACGCGGCGATGCAGTCTGGATCGAGCTTCGTTAGTTCGCCAGCTACTTGGCGCACCTGCCGCGCGTCGGATTCGTAGACGTGGCCGCAGGCAGGACAACGTGGCGCGGGCTTGTGGACGGCGAAGCACGCCGGGCAACGTTTCAGCGCTGGCAGCGCGCGCGTTGCCTTGGCGCGTCGTGCCGTCGCGCCGTCCAGCGACCACGCGCGCGGCTCGTCTGGCAGACCATGGCGCAATACGTTGCCTGCGTGATCGAGCACGATCAATGATGGCTTGCCAGCGGCTGGGCGCATGCCGCGACCGAGCTGTTGCATGTGCAACACGAGGCTCATGGTCGGTCGGAGCAGGATCACGGCGCTCACGGCAGGCACGTCAAGGCCCTCGGAGATCAAGTCGCACGACGTCAGCACCTGCACCGATCCGTCTGCGAGGCCTGCGATCGCTCGATCACGCTCGGCAGTGCTCATGGTCCCGTCAACGGCCGCTGCACGCCAACCGGCCGAACGGAATCCGGCGGCAACGTCGTGCGCGTGGCGAACCGAGACACAGAACGCGATCGCGGGCTGTCCAGGGCACAGTCGGCCGTAGTGTTCGACAGCGCAGCCTACGATCTGCGGGCGGTCGAGCAAGTGTTGGAGATCGTCGCGCGCCCAGTCGCCAGCGCGCACGCGAGCCCGCGAAAGGTCCGGGGCTTCGGAAGGCGCGTATATCTCGGCGGGCACCAGGTAGCCAGCGCGCACCAGGTCAGCGATGGATGGCCCATCGACAAGCGCGTCGAAGCAACCGCCTGTGTGTGTGCCAAGGCCTTTGCCGTCGAGGCGTTCCGGTGTTGCAGTTACGCCGAGGAGACGTGCGTTCGGAAACGCGGAGATGATCCGATGCCACGATCCGGCGCTGGCGTGGTGCGCCTCATCGATCACGATCAGGTCAACGTGCTGCAATGGCAGAGTCGAGAGACGGCGTTGCAGCGTCTGGACTGACGCGACCTGGATCGGATCGCGTGTCGGTGTAAAGCCTGGCGCGATGATGCCGTGCGCGACGCCAGCAGCGTGCAGCTTGGCTGCGGCTTGGCGGATCAGCTCGCGGCGATGCACCAGGACAAGAGCTGTGCGGCCGCGTGCGAGGATCGACGCGCAGACGTGCGCGAACACGACGGTCTTGCCGGCGCCGGTAGGCATCACAAGCAGAGGCGCGCGCGCGCCTGCAGCGTAGGCCGCGCGTAGGCGCGCGATTGCTTCTTGCTGATATGGCCGCAGCGTAATCATGCGTGCCAGTCTGGCACTAGGTCGGCGGGCGTCAGCGCGATGCCGCGTTTGCGCGCGGCCGCGAGCAGGATTGGTTGATATCGCGACGGGATGAGCCCGTCTGTGCCGCCGCGCGATCGCGGTCGTGTCCAGCGATAGACGCGCGAGACGCTGAGGCCGACGATCGCTGCGACGGCTTCGGTGCCGCCAAAGATCTGGATCACTCGTGCTGCTGGTGTGGTCGCGGTTCCGTTGCGCCGCATTTTGCGTCACCCTTGCATTAATCCGTAGGCACGAGAATGTGCGAAAAACGCATTGACATGCAACTGCGTTTTTCGCAATGTGTTTAGCGCGTCGCCGTGACGCGCTGAACGGATGGAGGACGCATGCCGCCTGAACACCCGCACATAATGCTGTCGGTGCACAACGCGCACGAGGTAAGTGCGCTCGTGCATCGTCGAGAAGACGATACGGGTCGGTTTGAAGACGTCGTTTGGCTCACGATCGCGGTGAACGGCCACGACGTCTTGAACGTGTTCGCTCGCACAAAGCAGTGCGAGGAGCAGTTCATGGCGTTGACGCGCATGATCAACCGATCGTGCGGAGAAGCGCGGATGCACATGGCAGCGCGCGAGTTGTGATAGCCTGCATGCGTCCGCCCGGGATAACAGCGCGGCGCCACGCCACGCTGCGCGGCGCGCCGCACCGCTGCGCAGTGCTCTGCCCCGCGTCGCAGCGCAACGCAACGTCCTAACAACGCACGGAGGTAACACATGAGGTTCACTCAAGCACACCTGACGCTCGAAAGCCTGTCGCCCTACTCGCAATCTCGCCAGCACGACGAGCCAATGCTGGAAGGCGAAAGCCGCGATGCCTACGACGCGCGCACCTGGCGCGCGAAGATGAACATCGCCGAGCGTAACGGCCGCAAGGTAGTAGTGATCCCGGCACACGGCCTACACCAGTCGTTCGCTGCGGCGGCGAAATATAGCAAGCGGCAGATCCCAGGCCAAGGCAAAGCGACCTGGACCGCGAAGTTCACGGCAGGTCTGATGATCCCGGAAGATCCCGCGCTGAATGTCGGCCCGGATGAGGTTCAGTGCGTGACAATCAGCGCGAACGCGGATGGTGTGCGCGGCAGTGGTAAGCGCGTGCCGCGTCGTTTCCCGATTATTCCGTCTTGGGAGACGACGTTTGACGTGTTCATCCTCGATCCGATCATCACGGAGGACGTGTTTCGCGAGATGGTCGAGATCGCGGGCATGTTCATTGGCATTGGCCGGTTCAGGCCTGAGAAGGGCGGGACCAATGGCCGCTTTAGGATCAAGTCGCTAGCATGGACCGACAACCGGTCGCTGGTGACTTGATGCGCCGCATCGCGCCGCGCCGCCACGCGCCTTGGCGCCACGCTTCGCAGCGCATCGCAGCGCGCTGCGCCGCGACTCGCCGCGCCGCGTTGCACCTCATCGTCCCGCAATGCACCGCGACGGCCAGCCCCTTCGGGGGCTGGCACCTTCGACCGCCTGGGCCACAGACGGTCCGAGGTGCCATGCGCACCATAGCGCGTCGCTCCGCTCCGCATTGCCACGCCTCGCGACGCAACGTCTCGCGTCTCCGCGCAACGTCCCGCAGCGCCGCGCTCCGCGCCGCAGCGCTCCGCGACGCTTCGCGTCGCACCGCTCCGCGTCGCCACGCAACGCCTCATCAACCAACGCTAGGAGGTCACGATGCTTATAACTGAACTCTCTGCTGACACCCGCGCTATCGCGGATCTGCTGTTAGCGTGCCCGATCGGCGACACTGTCAGCCTTGCTTCCATGTCTGACGCCATCGGCCGCGACATCCGAAAGCATCGCCACATCATTGTCACCGCGCGACGTGTTGTGGAGCGCGAAGCCGGGGCCGTCTTCGCCAGCGTGCGCGGCATTGGATACCAGCGCCTTGACGCCGAACGCACCGTTGCCGTGGTCGCCCCAGCCGCGCGCAAGCATATCGCGCGTTCAGCCAAGCGCGCGGCACGTTCAATCAACGAGGCAACCCGAAGAGTGAACGATCTTCCGGTGGAGGTGCGGCGCCGGGCGGTGCACGAACTCGGCGTGCTTGGGATTATCGAACACGCGGCGAGAGAGCGCGCGCCGAAGCTGACTGATGATGCGCCAACTAAGCCCGAGCCGGTTTCTGTTGTTGCGCAACGGTGGCTGGCGCGCATGATGGGTTAGCGCCGCAGCGTGTAAGAGTGCCGGAGACCGAACCATGGAGAGAACGATGGGAACGCTTGACGACGCCGCCGAGTGGCGGATCACTCGCGATCTCAAAGAGGCGTGTAAGACGCTTGGCGATCGCGAAGCGAAGTATCTGGTAGCGGCGTATTACCAGATGCAGAAGGATCGCATCCGCGATGCTGCGCAAGTCCGCGCCTGTGTGCAGGAAGGCGCGCCGCACGCCATGCTTGAATGGCTGGCGCAGCGGCATGAGCGCATTGAGGCGCAAATCAAGAGAACGCTCGGCATTTACGTCGAGCATCATCCGGTCGGCGCGTGGCTGATGACTGTGAAGGGGATCGGCCCAGTGATTGCAGCGGGTCTGCTTGCGCACATTGACATCCGCAAGGCGCCGACGGTTGGGCACATTTGGCGGTTCGCCGGGCTTGATCCGACTGTGAAATGGGAGAAGGGCCAGAAGCGCCCGTGGAATGCCGCGTTAAAGCTCGTCGCTTGGAAGGCGGGACAGTCTTTTGTGAAAGTGTCAAACGCAGACGACGCGTTCTATGGCCAGATTTACAAAGCCCGCAAGGCCTACGAGATCGCGAAAAATGAAGCGGGCGAGTACGCCGAGCAGGCAGCCGAAGCGCTGCGGACCAAGCGATTCGGTGCCGATACCGAAGCGCGGAAGCACTACGAGGCTGGTCGTCTACCGCCTGCGCGTATTCAGCTTCGCGCTGAGAGATACGCGGTGAAGTTGTTCCTCGCCCATCTGCACCACGTCATGTATGAAGTGACGTTCAGAGAGCCGCCGCCCAAGCCTTACATCATCGCGATCAAGGGCCATGCGCACTACATCGGCCCGCCGAACTGGCCGATGCAGTAGCGCCGAGCGAGCCATATAGCGTGAGAGAACCGAACCGCTGGAGCGAGCCGAAAAAAGAGAGCGACACGTAAATGGTGAGCGAGCCGCGCAAGCGGAGAGAACCATGCGCCATGAGCAAGCCACTCCGCAAGAGAGCACCACACACGACGAGCGAGCCAGGCATCGGGAGAGAACCGTTCCCCGCGAGCGAGCCGTGCAGCCCGAAAGAACCGTTGCGTATCAGCGAGCCACGGTGGTTGAGAGAACCGTAGCACGCGAGCGAGCCGAATGGCCGGACAGAACCTGGGATTGCGAGCGAGCCGGATGACCCGAGAGAACCGAGGGGTTGGAGCGAGCCTAGCCGGCGAAGAGACCCGGATGTGATGAGCGAGCCGTCAGCTCTGAGAGCACCAGACGCAGGGAGCAAGCCGTCGGCGCGGAGAGTGCCGGTTATCGCGAGTGAGCCGCCACGTCAGTGGGAACCGTCAATCGCGAGCGAGCCGTTAATCGTGAGAGAACCGTAGCCGTCGAGCAAGCCGCGTTTCGTGAGAGGACCGTCAGCGGTGAGCGAGCCGTGACACAGGACAGAACCGACTTCTGAGAGCGAGCCATGATCCAGGAGCGAACCCAACACCTCGATCGCACGATCCGTCCGATTCCAGAGGATCGTGATGCGTGGCTGGCGTTGCGACGTCGATACATCGGCGCATCAGAAGTCGCAGCGCTGTTCAGCGCGCAGCCTGCTTACGCGATGGGCGTCTACGCGCTGTGGCTGGTGAAGGCGGGCCGCATGGAACCGCCTGACGTCACAGCGGAGCGCGCGGCCTGGGGACTGCGACTTGAGGACGCCATCGCCGCCGCTGCAGCCGAACGCGAGGGATGGCTTCTCTTGCCAGGTGTCTACGCGACCTGCGGCGGGCTCGGCGCGACGCTGGACCGATGCATTGCGGAGCCGACCTCCGCCGATCGCGCCGCGCTGGGTGATGCAGCATCCGGACCTGGCGTGCTCGAACTCAAGAACGTCGACTGGATCACGCATCGCGAACGTTGGGACGGCGAACCTCCGCTGCACATCCTGCTGCAGCTCCAGGCGCAGTTGCTTGCCACCGGCTATCAGTGGGGCGCGATCGCTGCGCTGGTCGGCGGGAATGAGTTGCGCGTCTACCGCTATGCCGCGCGACCCGACGTCCACGATGAGATTCGTCGGCGCGTAGAGGCGTTCTGGCGATCGATCGCAGAGAACCGGCCACCCGCGCCTGATGGATCTGACGCGACATATCGCGCGCTGGTGGCTGATGCAGCGCAGGACGACACACCAGCCGACTGGAGCGGTGACGATGAGGCCTCCGCGCTTGCTGCGCGCTATCTGGAACTGAGCGCGCAGATTGCGGAGCTAACGCGCCAGCGCGACGAGGCTCGCAATCGGCTGATTGCGAAGCTCGGCGGCCACCGCTACGGCACGGCGGGCGCGTATCGCGTCAGCGCCGTTTATGTACCGGCGCAGCCTGCGCGTGAGATCACGCCTGAGATGGTTGGCCAGAAGCTACCTGGCCGCGCGGCAAGCGTGCGACTGATTGTGAAACAGCAGAAGGAGACCGAAGAATGACCGCACTCACAACGAAGGAACGCGCTGCGGAGTTTGTCGCAATCTTGGAATCGCAACGCGACAAGATCGCCGCAGCGTTGCCCGAGCACATCACACCTGCAAAGTTCACGCGCGTGGTCGTGACGGCTATTCAGAATACGCCGACGCTGCTGAATCTCGATCGGCAGAGCCTGTTCCTTGCTTGCCTGAGGGCCGCACAGGATGGGTTGCTGCCCGACGGCCGACAGGGCGCGATCGTCGGTTTCCGCGAGCAGGCGCAGTGGATGCCCATGGTCGGCGGGCTGATGATGCTCGCGCGCAACTCCGGGCAGATTAAGTCACTGGTCGCGCAGGTCGTGTACGAGCATGATCAGTTTGTGTGGCGACCGGCTGACACGGAACGGCCGATCGAGCACGCGGTGCCGTCGCTAGCTGAGGATCGTGGCAAGCCAATAGGTGCATACGCAATCGCGCGGCTGACGTCTGGCGAGGTGGTGGCGGAGGTCATGTCTCGAGCCGAGATCGAACAGGTGCGCGCGGTGTCGCGGTCAAAGGACGGTCCGGCCTGGTCGCAGTGGTGGGGCGAGATGGCGCGTAAGACCGTGCTGCGGCGGCTGATCAAGCGCTTGCCGCTGTCAACCGATCGGCCAGGTGATCCAGTAGCGCGATTGGTCTCGGCGGTTGAACGCGTCGACGAGGACGTTGAACTTGACGCGTCACCAGCACAGCCGCGTCGCAACGGCAGTCGACTGGACGCAATCGTGCAGGCGACCGCGACGGAAGATGTTGTCGCGTCGGCTGAGACGGCGAACTGAGGAGACAACAATGGCACTGTGGATCAACGTCTGGCGTGCACCACGCACGCTGCAGAAATACGAGGTCACTCTGCATATCGCGGAGCAGTACGCGGTCGAGGCTGTGGCCGAGGATCGTGCTGATCAAGCAGGTCAATACGTCTGCACGATTGTGGTTGATCCGACGTCGAACGCGCCTGCATGGCGTCGGGATCTGACTGCAGCCGCCGATGAAATGCTGCGCGACGCTGAGATCGAACGGCGCGAGATGGAAGCCGAGCTGCGACGGATCAGGCGAGCGGGGTTGTGATGCAGCGTCCGCCAACGATAGCGATCAACAGTGCTGCGGCGCGGCCGTAATCCTGGGTGCCCCGCAACAACGGAGCGGCATCGGGGCGTCGCTCGATAGCGCGCGCAATGGCGTCGCGCTTGTCGTCTGAGCCGATGCCGACGCGGTGCTTCCAGGCAGCCGGCGCGATGTAGGTGAGGAGCAGAACAGATTCATGCCACTGCATCTCGGAACAGGTCGCCCTGCCGCTGCGCATCAGCGATGCGGCGACAGGCAATGTCAAAGTAGCGTTCTTCGATCTCGATCCCAATGAAGGGATGGCGCAACTGCACGGCGGCAACACCGGTGCTGCCCGAACCCATGTAGGGATCGAGGATCACGCCGCCGGGCGGGACCTTCGCTTGCTGGACGCACCAACGCATGAGGGCGATGGGCTTCTGCGTGGGGTGTTCTTTGCCTTCGATTGCAAGCTGACCGTGCGAGTAGTTGAACGCGCGGATGGGCTGATCCAAGGTAGTCCAGGCCAACTCAAGATGTCCGCTGCTGAAATCACGGACAATCTTGTCCCATGCCAGCCATCCGCGCGCAGGCGGGCGCTCGTATAGGTGTCCACCCCAAATGATGCAGATATCAGCTAGGCCGGGAAGCTGATAGGCCGGGAAGCTGAACAACAAACTCACACCTTGTCGCGTCCCATGCGCCGCCTTGATCAAGCCCGTCACGGTGTCGTAGCGGCCATTTCTTCGCGCCGCCTCGCCAAAGATCGCCAAGCCCATAAGGCGGGTCGGTGATCACCGCTGCCGGACGCGCAAGCGTTGGCACAATATCGCGGCAGTCGCCGAGATACAAGGTCGCCAGCCCGATCACCTCGCGCCGTCTCCACGGGCAGGGATACTGTTCAACCGGCGTAGGCTCTGCTCTACAATCACTCATGGCGTGGCGTCTTCTGCGTTGCTTCTGGCCTATGCTCGTGCGCTCTCGCGAGTGCAATCAAGCTAACACCGCGCAAGCCGCGCGCTTGCGCCGCGCGCACAATTGCGGTCCAGCGGTTGGCTGGGATACCTCGCGTGCGCCAGGCTCGCACCGTGACGGTTGCGATCCCGAGGTCCTCTGCCAGCGCAGACGCGCTCGGCCATTTGGCGATGATGCTTGTTGCGTCCGGGTTTCGCATGCCAAGACGTTAGCAAGGCGGCGTTACAAAGTCAATCGGCTGCGCAAAGACCGATTGCTTTTGTAGCGCCCCTTGGCATAAGGTTTGGGCTGCACGCAACGACGGAGAAGCATGATGCTGAGCAACGGTTTGAACGCGCTGGCCGCCGCCTTCGCGCAATACAGCGTGCAGGGCGGTCACATGTTAAGCGCGGAGTCGGCGCGCGCCCTGCACTACGTGTTGGCAGACCTGGCCGAGCAGGCAGCGGCGTTGGAGCAGCAGGTGGCGTGCCTGGGGCGCCCGCCGACGGTCCGGTGGGCGGCAGACGATCGGCTGCGGAGGTTTCGTGTGATCGACGGAGGCGCGGCATGATCGATGCGGACGATGAAAACCGGATGAAAGCTGCGCTTCTCGCGGCCGCGCGCGCGTGGTGCATCTGCGAGGGTGAGTGCTACGAGACGCGACACGGCGAGATGCACGGACCGTGCGAGGCGCGCGAGGAGGAGACTGCACGCATCATCAACGCGTTCCTGCGCGCGCTGCCTGCAGCGGCGCGCGAGGAGGCGGCTTATCGCGCTGGTGCCGAGGCGATGCGTGAAGCGTGCGCGGCAGAGGTGGATTGCCGATGCTCGGCGCGCGCGGACGTGCTGGCCGCGATGGAGCGCGGAGGCACGCCCCGCCCGGACTGGCTGTGCCCTATCGGCGGCCACTGTTACGCGACGATGGCGGCGAATCTCCGCGAACTGCCGCTGCCTTCCCGTCCGGTTAAATAGGCCTGATGCGGCAGCCCGTCTGAAATAATTCGTGATCCCGGCTTGCGCGATTCCGCTTGCATCTGGAGGCGATGGGCGCTATATAGCGCACATGAAAGCCCCGGATGGTCCGGGGCTAGCAAGCCCAAGAAGGAGCGCTAAGATGAAGACCATCACCACGCACTATCTCCGCCCGGCCGAGACGGCGAAGCTGGTCCGCGTCGCGCTTGCCAGGGCGTTCCCTGCCGTGAAGTTCAGTGTGCGCGCCAAGAGCTATTCAGGCGGGGCGTCTATCTACGTCCGGTGGACGGATGGTCCGCTGGTCAGCGAGGTCGAGGCGGTCGCGAAGAGGTTCGAGGACCGTCGGTTCGACGGTTCGATCGACCTCGCGTGGGAGGCCGATCTGTGGTTGCTGCCGGATGGCACCTGCGTCGTCGCGAGTGATCCTGGCAGCGTCGGCAGCGGCGGCGCGTATCGCCCGGTGCGGGAATGGATGCCGCACCCCGACGCGAAGCTGATCCGCACCGGTGTTTGGGTATCGTGCCAGCGCGACGAGTCTGCCGAGCTGGTGGCGCGCTGTGCTGCCTACGTGGCGCGCAATGGGCGGCGCTACATCGAGCACATGCCGGAGCATTTCACCGCTCGCGAGGCGGCGCACTATCTCGCCCGCCGGGCCAAGCTGCAGGACGGTGCGCTCTACATCGCGAAGGATCGTCGCCTGTGAGCGATCGCGCGCAGCCTGTCTGTAACAATTCGTGATCGCCCTTTGCGCGATTTCGCTTGCACTCGCCCCGGATGGGCGCTATATCACACACATCGGACGCGGATGGCGCGGCCGAGAAAAACGGAGGACAGCATGCAGCAGATCGCCAACATTCAGCGCCTCGAGAGCCTCGCCGCCCATGCGCGGCTGAGCCATAGGCACTGGCTCACCTACGCACGGCAGGGCGGCAGCTGCTACGGCACCGCCTACTGCCTGGATGGCGCAGCTGTGTGGCGTCGGCGATTGGCCGAGATTCTTGCCGAGCTTCGCGCCCTGAAGGCAAAGGCCCACACAGCCTAACGCCCCTCCCTGGGTCGCGCGCTTGTAGCGCGCGACCCGATCAACGCCAGACGGATGGCACAACCAAGACAGACAAAAGACAGGACGATGAGCTACGAGTTCCAGGGCACCAGCTACAGCACCGTAGAGGACGCTCTTGCGGCGGTGGCGACCGCCTGGATTTACGGCTGGCGCGAGCGCCCATATCCCGAGACGCTGGACGAGACGCCAGAGGATCTGGCCCTCGAGTGTATCGAGGAGTGGCACCTCGGCGAGCTGCTGGCCGAGTGGTGCGAGTGTGCGGCGGCGCTGGCCGACGCCATGGAAATTGTCATCGAGGCCGCCCGCGCCGAGACCGCCGCGCCATGAGCAGCTTCACCGCCCTGCTGCGGGCGGCTGGCGTCAGCCGCCCGTGGCTTGCGCGCGCCACCGGCCGCACCCGATCCGCCGTGGACCGCTGGTGCGACGGCAGCGCACGGCCGCCTGCCGAGGTGGTCGCCTGGCTGGAACGGCGGCTGGCAGACAAGCCGCCGCGCCTGCCGCCTGACCCTCGATTCGGAGGGTGCGACACAGATGGCTGAGCGCCTCGCGCAGTTGCGCGGCCGTCGGACGCGCTACGAGATCGTGATCGCCCTCCCCTCGCCCGGCGCGTTCGTCATGGGCGCGCGGTTCCTGCTGGCCTACACGTCCAGCAGGTCGCTATGCGCGCTGATCGCCGCGCTGCGCAAGCACTGGCCTGAGGTGAAGCGCGTCACTGGGGTCACTGAGACCACACCGTGCCGTCCTGCGCGCTACGGCACTGGGATCGACTACCAGAACGGAGTCACGATTCGTTTTAGTGGCTTTACTGAACGCGACGCGATCCGGCGCGGCGAGTTGCCGCCGATTGTGGCAGCGCTGGACCCACGTTGTAACAATTCGTGATCGCCTGCGCCGCATTTTGCGGTTGCGCCGCGCCGCGAAATGCGGCATATAGACGCTCGTAGCCCGGCGATGGTGCCGGGCAGGCAGGAGGAGAAGACCATGCGCAACTACCCTGACACGATCCCCGAAGCCTACCGGGCCGATCCGGCCCTGGCCGAGGCCTATAGAGATGGGTGGCTGGTGGCCGCCCGTCTGGAAACAAAAGCTATCGAACGGCTTGACTACGAGGCCTGGACCGCCGGCATGGCGGCTGACCGGGACTGGCACGAAGACGTTTGGTGGGAGCTCGTGCGCCAAGAGCAGCGGCGCTACTTCCGGTTTAACACGCCTGCTGAGGAAGAAGCCTTCGACGCCGGCGCGCTGGCGGCGATCGCGGCCGGCGTCTCCGTATACAAGGACGAGCACTACGCGCAGTACGGCGCGGGTGCAAACGCCGATGACCAGCCGCACGCTGGCTGACGCGCTGCGGACCATTGGATGGTCCCAGCGCGAGCTTGCGCGCCGTCTCAGTGTCGATGAGACGCGCGTGCGGCGGTGGGCTCGGGATGCTGCGCGCGTGCCTGAGGACGTGGCAGCCTGGCTAGCCCAGGCTGCCGCTTGGCACGCCGAGCACCCGCCGCCACACTTATCGAGCGCTAAAGGAGATAGGCATGAAATACGCGAGTATCGATGAGGTCCGCGCCGCTCTCAATGCAGCGGCGCTGGCACTGTGTCGCGCACGTGGCGACACGGGCAATGCTCCGGGCGGCGATGCTTCGCGAGAAGCAGCCGCTACAGTGACTGCTTTCCTGCGCGCGCTGCCAGCATCGATCAGAATACCGACCGGCAGCGGCGACTTAACCGCTGGCATGTCCGGTTTCGATTTGCTGGCTCGGATGGTCGACCACGTGGCGGCTGGTGCTGCTGGTGTCAAGCGACGATCGACGCCTGGCGCTCTTCCATGAAAAGAGGCCGCGCAGCGTCAAGCTGCGCGGCCCAGGTAGGGAGGAGAAACGTCAGCCACGCCCGGGGCTTCCGGGCGCACTATCTGTATCAGAATCTGGCTATGTCTGCAACTAGACCCCGAAGAACGTCCCCGCCGCGTTGTAAAGACCGCTTTCCTCGGACCCGGCCGGGATGTCCCTGATCAACACTAGCTCCGACAAGCGGCCGAAAAATGTGATGTCATTTGTACTGGCAACGCCCATCTTGACCTCCTGATTATTGATTAGAAGAGACGTGTTGCCAGTCATGCGGTTCTCTACTGCCTGCCCAGTGAAGCCGACTCGGAAACGCTCCGGATGGTTAATTTGATTGACGAAGCGGCCATACACAACGAAATCCTGATTGGCAGCCAGAGCCGCAGAGTGCGTTATGTCGCCATTACCGTAGCGAACGCGCGGTTTGCCGACTTCGACAAGAAGAATGTTGAACGTTTGGCTGCTAGTCGGTCCGGTCCCAATAGACATCGGCGCCTGCCAGTCCGTACCAACCGCACCAGTGCGACCGCTAACCATCGCGCCAACCATATTGCCCACAGGCAGCGTGCTGAACGTGCCGGCTACGCGTCGATTCGATCCGAACTGCGCCCCGACGCGGTTGTTCGAGCCGACCCGGTTGAACCCGCCCGCCGTGCCGCCGATCGGCTGCAACGACGTGTTTGTCTGTTCCAGGTTCACCCCTTCCAGCGATTGGTCGTAGATCGTACGGATGAACCAGTCGCTTGAACCAACGAAGCTCGTCACCGCGCCCTCATCCAGCACATGGTGCCCACCGCTCTCGACGAAACCGATGTCCTGCTCGGTGTTGTCGGAAGCACGGCGGATGCGGATCAGCGGGCCGGTGTAGGTGCTCACTACACGCCGTGCGATGGACCACACGCCGATATAGACCACACTCGGCGCGTCTGTGCGATGCACCCACGGATGCGCAATGTTCACCGTTACAGTGGCACTCGATGGGCTGCTCACGTTCGCCGCATTGTACATCTGCACAGTGGGCGTCAGTTGCGACGTGTTGCGTCGGCGGATCGGGGCCGACGAGAACAGCCGGACAACACCTCCCGTGATGGTCAGCGGTGAGGCCAACACGCCACCATCGCCGGCCGTGATGATGGCGCTCGATGGCGGATCGCCAGTGTAGGCGATCGACTGCTCCGCTTCCCGTGGCGTCAAGGACTCGAACAACGTCACGGTCTGCCCTGGCGTGATGATTGCGGGCTCGGCGTTTGCAACCACACCAATCGACACGTTGGCCGTGTCGGAACCATGTGCGTTCTCGACGCGCAGCGTCAACGGATAGGTGCCAATCGTGCCAGTGAGTGATGCCTTGGTGCGCACGACAAAGGCGCTGCCAGACTGCACAAACTCAAACAGCGTGGTGTTGCCGCTGGTAATGCTCGGCGTGATCGGCGCATTGCCGCGCACCGTCACGGTGAAGATCACCGTGCCAATGGCAGCGCCCTCGAGCACATCCTGCGGACTTGCCGGCGCGATGTTGGTGATCTGCGCAGCGATCGCCGTGGTCACCACATCCACCGTCACAGGATCAGAAATTAGTGGCGTGGCGTTGTTGCCGTTATAGGTCCGGCACCGCAGCGTCACCTGCGACGTGCCTGCGGCTGGCGGATTGCCAGCAAGCTTGAGCACACCACCCATTGAGATGGTGAACGGATTGCCGGGCGGCTGACTGACAATCTCCCATGCCTGCGTGGCTGGCGTCAGCCCCGGTTCGCTGTTGCGCGGCACCGGTCCGGTGAAGCGCACGACGCCAATGATCGCACCAAATGGCGCGTCACCATCAACCTGGAAGCTCTGCCCTTGCACAATCGTTGGCGCGGAATCCCACCTCCACGAGATGCCACGCGCCGTGACCGAATTCGACATGAAGAAGGCGCCGTTCATGGCTCCTGGCATCAGGCGCGGATGGTCATTGACTGCCTGCCGTTCGGAACGCGCCAACACAAGCGCATCGGCCAACTTCGCCTGCAACTCCAGTGGCACATTGGGGGTTTCACGCGAGAACGAGAAGCTCGACAGCACGTTGCGCTGCCAGTCACCCTCCTGCGTGCCAACGGACCAGTCCGGTGGCACCGGCACCAATCCAATGCCACCATTCGCTGGCGATGTTGTGGACTTGGCCCACACATCAGCCCAACTCTGCGCATTGGTCGGCCCGGTCGTGCTGCCACGCATTTGCAGGTCCGAGCCAGTCATCGCGTTGCGGTATGGAACACCACCATCCATGATCGAGTTGGCGCGGAACGTCAGCAACTCGCGCACGATCTCCGGCATGTTCGGGCCGCCCACGCCAGTGCGCGCGGCTGTTGCCGCGCCGTAGAGAATGAATGAGTACATGAAGCCGGGCACATGATTGCCTTCGGCGTGAATCATCGGCAGACCGAGCACGGCTGGGAACATGCTGCGGATCGTCGGCAGCACGTCCTTCAAGCTGTTGAACATCGCCTCGGCGTTGCGCGTGTAGAAGAGACGGTTAGGATAGGCGTCTGGCAAGATCACCGCGCAGTCAACAATGTCGCGGAGGTCCCAAGCCCAAGAACGCGTTTGCACCAACCAAGGCCGCACAGCCCAAGCACGTCCAGTGGTGTGATCTGGCGTGAACGTGCGCCAGTTTGGATTGTTGCTTCCCAGGACTCCGTTCGCCCTGTCCTGAATGTCCATCACGGCCCAGGCCGAGCGCGCGGCCAGACTGTCATAGCAAAGGCGGCGGCCCGCTAGCAGCGCCGGAGTCCAGTTGTGCGAGCCGTGATGCGCGTGATCGACCGTGATGTGATCGGTCTGGTTGTGCGTAGGCCGCTGATTGGAGGGCAGACCCTGCGCCGTCTCGCGTGGCGTGCCGGCAGGCGAGGAAGTGTGCACCGTCAGCGACATCTTCGGCCAATCGACCGGGTTGAGCCAACGGTCAAGCTCCCAGTCGTAGTAGTAGATGCCGCGCGTAGCCCCTGCCTCGAAGTCGCGCATCGCCATGCGGATGGCGAGACGGTCGCCGTCGCGCAACCACACTGCATTGGAATAGGCGCGATAGCCAATCTCCGGACGACCACCAACCGCGCCTGCGCTGCGCGCCAGCGACCATGGGTAGTAGGGGGCGGTGTGGTTGGCGTCGACTGGACCGGGCCAATCGACGAGATACGCTGTCTTGTGCGTCGGATCGAGCGGCATGGAACGGTCAAAAGCGAGCTGCACGCCGCTCTCAACCAGCAGATCGAAGTCGGGGCGGAAGTAGAACAGTTCCTCGCGTGGATGACCACGGCCCACTTTGATGCTGCCATCGGCATTCCGGCCAACGCGCCTGATCCAGTTTGAGTATTGCAGCAGATCGCGCGCAGGTCCTGTGGACGGCCGCTGATCGTAGAGGACTTCGCCGTCGATCTCGATCGTGTAGCCGAAGCGCGCGATGCCACCGTTTACGTGCATCACGCGGTCATTCGCGAAGCACACGTCCGCTTCGATGTAGCCGTCCTTGGTGACGGTGATATCCACGATGAGGCGAACGGACTCGATAGTGCCCGTGGCACCGCTGGTATTCTGCACCGCACTTGACGGCACAGGCGTCACCACGCGCGTCGAGATTGCAAGCGGCCCCTGACGCCAACGATCAGTGCCAACGTTGGCGTGGGCGTTGAACGTCCACAGTGGTGTGGTGGTGTCGCCCGGTGTCCATGTCTTGACGACAACAGTGCGGCCAGCCAGCAGCGTCGCAAGGTCCAAGTCTGGACCAGGGTTGGGATGCGTCTGGCCGACCATCATGCGCACGCCGAGTATGGCCGTGTCGGCGACGACTGGCATTTCGGCTGCCAGCAGCGCGGTCTTGACGCTGTTGTCGGGCCACCGCGTGAGCACGTTCATCTGCGTGCGCAGTGGATCGTCAGTGTCCTGACGCCGGAACAGCACAGAGGCGTTCTCTGGAATGTCCCCCTGCGGGAACGCATGGCCAAACAGCGCGATGCTGTTATTCGGCGCGCCGGTGCCCTCGAAGACGAAGTTCGCAATCGTGCCCGGTGCTTGCCCGGCTTCGATCGTGATCGCGCTGCTCTCGGCAGTCGGCGTTGTGCCGTTGAACGCTGCCCGGAGCGTGTAGGTGCCTGCGTTCGCCGGTGCGGTGATCGAACCGGACCACACGCCGCCGGAGATGTTCCCGACGTTGACTGGCGATCCGACGTTCGCGCCGCCCTGACGCCAGACGACGGTGATGCTGGTCGGCAATCCTGCGTAGGTTCCCGAGACCCAAACCGGTGCCCCAGCGATCTGCGGGCTCGGCGGCGTGTTGATTGTGATGCTAGCGTCTGCCGAGATTGTGACCGGGTTGCTCTCTGCAACCGGCGTTGTGCCGTTGAATGCCGCCCGCAGTGTGTAAACACCTGGCGTGGATGGCGTTGTGATGGTGCCTGACCAGCTACCGCCGGAGATATCCGACGCGTTGACGGGAGACCCAACGTTCGCGCCATTCTGCCGCCACACGATGGTGATGCTTGTTGGCGACCCGGTATAAATGCCCCACACAGGAATGTGCAGATTAGCCGACAATGTGTTCGGCAGCGCGTTGATCGTAATCGAGTCCGACGGCGGTTGATTGTTGCCGTCTTCCACACGCAGCACACGCTGGAACGTGATCTGCACTTTGGTGTTCTGGCCAGCTGCGGCCGCACGCGCAACGCCAATGAAGACGTTGCCAGTCGCGCTTGTCGTGAGCCACCGATTCACCGGGTCCCAGAACACGCGTTCGCCGTCTGCGATCGACAGGCCAGGTTGCTTATCGATGTCGAACAAGCCAGCAGATGCAATCTCGACCGTCTCGTTGTAAGCGGCCGACGAAAGCGCCACACCAGTGTGTGGTCCGACAACGATGCACTGGCCAGCTACAACGCCGTCGGCATATGGAACGGTGACAGTGAGTAGATTCGCGTTCGGAGTGATGTTGTTGCGCATCTTTGTCTCCGTGTTAGCGTGTCATCGTTTACGGGCAGACTGCGCGGTTGAACGCGCGGTCGGCGGCCATCGCTTGCATTATGCGCGTGAGCGCCGGGACAGGATAGGTGGTAAGCTCGTCAGCGGCCTGCTGCTGCAGCTCGGGCGGGAACTCGGTCACACGTGGGCACGGCCGGTTTGCTACAGGCGGCGCGGCGCACGCAGTGAGCAGCGCGGCGAGCGTCAGGGCAACAATAGCTGCGCGCATCATCAGAACCCTCCGTGGCGCAGGCGGTTGACCACGTCTTCTTGCTGCGCGTCGCGCTCGGCGGCCTCAGCCCGCGCGCGTGTCTGCTGCTCCTGGCGCATCGCCTCAACCTGTGCGGCGGTGCGTCCGGCGCGGCGGCCGCTTAGCCACACAGTCGCAACGGCGGCAAGCACGGCACCAGCGGCTGCAAGATAGCCCCACAGCCGAGAGAACAGCGCCCCGATCATACCCGACGCGCCCGCCACCAGACACTACCCGACCAGGCAATCGCCACCAGCGCCACTAGCCCGGCACCGATCAGCCAGAGGCTGACCCATCGGTCGAGCCCGGAGAATGCGCTGATGATCTGCGGCAACGCGGCGGCGGCAGGCGTGATGAGGGCAGCCACTCCAGTCGCCGCCTTCACGGTATCGGTTTTCTGGGCCTCGGTTGGCGTCAACGCGGGGCCTTCCGCCCGCGCCAGCGCCGCCTCTTCGATCTCGCGCACGCGGCGGGACCAGCCGCGCCCGAACGCATCCCAATGCAGCCGCGAGCGCAGGTGGTTCAACCGCCGTTCGCACACGCCGCTGATCACCTCGGCCGGATCAGCGCGCTTGGCGGCTTCAATTGTCTGGCGGCCTATCGCACCGTCCACGGTCACGCCGAGGACGGTCTGCAGGTCACGCGCAGCACGGCCAACACCACCATGGACGGCCCAGTCGAACACCGCGAGGTCAACACCTGGCGGAAGCTGGTCGCCGCGGACGGGGTTCCAGTAACGCGCGAGATAGATTCCACGCGCCTCGGCCTCAGTAAGGTTGCGCACGGCGTCGACGGTCAGGGTGTCGTCACCGCGCCACTCACGCAACGTGCGCAGCGTGATGCCCATGTTTGTGGCCCCACCCGGGTCGCGCGGGTGATCGATAAAGCCGCCTTCGTGCTTCAACACGATCGCCACGCATTCAGCAAAGCGCCGGTTTTCGGTCATGGTCTCCTCATCACAGGTTAGCTGCGGCGCTGAACAGCGCGTCAACCTGCTCAGCGGTGGCAAGTTGCGCGTCGATCACGGCCTGGACCAGCGGATGATGACGCTCCACCTGCGTCATAGTCGCCCATGTGATCCGCGCCGCCGTCTGCTGCGCTGGCGGCAGCGTCGCGAAGAATGCATCGATCGCCGCCGGAACCGCGCCGGTCTGCGCGGCGGCGAGCACCTCCTGCTCAGTGACGAGGCCGGAGGCGTGCAGCGCAAGCAGGAACTGACGCCGCGAAATGACCTCTGGCACAGGCGGCGGGGCGTTGCGCAACGCCTCGATCTCGGCGATCTCGTCGGGGGTTGCGTCGCGGACGATTGTCTCACCAGTCGCCGCGTTGATAGTCTGGATGCGGATTGTGGTCATGGCTTGAGCCCCAGCACGACGATACGGCCGACGTTGTTCTGGAACGTGTCAGGTGCGGTGATCCTAACGCCATCGGTCCAGCCACTACCACCGGTCGCACGGCCAACCACACAGTTAATGACAGGAGCGGATGTTGTATTGTAAAAAACATTCGCATAAAAGACCGCGTTGCTACTGCTAGCCGATTGCGTGACGTCGATATCCATAAAGACTGGATCTGTGGACATTCCACTAAACGTCAGTGTAACATTAGCATGATTATCGACATTGCCCGCAGTAGCTGTCCATGAGGAAGTTGTAAGCCTCTGCCAAGCGTAGCCTGTCGTTACCAACGAGCCACCACGATATACTCGCGCCGTGGTGCTGCCTGACGCGGACGCTGATGAAAGCTGCGCACCAAGCAACAGCACCTTTAGCATTCTGTAGTTCTGCAAACTGAATCCCGTGACGTCGATAGTCGTGCTGTTGGTAACGGCCTCATCCACAAGCGTAACCCACCGATCTCCAGCATCCACATACGCCTTGCGCGCCGCGTGGTTGGCATCCGTCGGGTTGGAGGCGGGCAGCGTCAGCGGCGCTTCCAGCGTCACCTCGCCAGTTGCGCGGTTAATGAACAGCGGTATCCCAATAGGCGCGCCGTTATCAGCACAGCGCACAATGACAAAGTTACTACCAGCGTTACCGCCAGTTTCACTCTGCGCATTTGCTACCTCAACGCTCCAACGAAAGACACCGTTCACGGTGCTTATCACGCGCGCTAGCTGTTGAGCCGCTGTCTTGTGCAGGAACAGCGCCGGGTTGGCTTTGGTGACGCTCACATCGCCCGTAAACGTCGCGCCTGTCAGACGTGCATACCGCTCATCACCAGTGATGCGGTTCAGCGCGTGTCCATCTGCCGTTGCGTTCGGCACCACTACCGGACCAGTGAACGTCGCACCTGTCAGTGGCGCGAATCCTGTAACGCCAGCCGGTGTAAACGTGTTCGCCGTCGGGTTGATCGTGCCGAGCAGGATATCAGTGTCGCCGTCGTAGAGATGCAGCCGCCATTCGGTCGAGCTGATCTCCCGCAGCCACAACATCCCGGCCACCGCGTAATTCGGACGCGATGTGCCGCGATGTAGCGAGTGCAGCGCATCGAAACAGGAACGCAGCCGATTGTTCAACTGCGTGCCGGTGAATGGCGATACCGGGTTGCCGTAGTCGTGTTGCGCCATCGCTTCCTCAGTTCAGCTTGCGACCGTAGCCAGATGCGATCCAGTCCATTGTGCGCGCGACGCCAACGCCCGATGCGTTTCTAAATCGCACGTTGAAGCCAGCCGCGCTCTGATTCGTAATCTCCACGTAGTCGCCCGATTGCAGATTCCGGCCAGTCACAGTGATCGCAGGCGTCGCCGCAAACGGCACGTTGAACTGCACGGTCATGCCTGCCGCCGGAACATTGATTCCGTCCGCACTCTCGACGCGATCCGGCATGTCGATCTCGACCGCCAGCGTGTCCACCATTGGCCGCGTCTCACCACCGTCCAGCGATTCTAGTGTCATGCGAAACTGGAACGCGCGCCCGCTGTAATCGCCGACCATGAAAGGCTGCCACGGTCCCCACGTTGGCGAACCGGCCGGATTGTCGTTAGTTGCGCGCAGTTCCAACGCCACGTCCCATTGATCGGACGTCGTGCCGAAGATGTCCTCCACGTCAAACACGTTTGCCCAGGCAAACATGTCATCCTGGCTGCGAAACCCAGCCGCCGCAATCTGCGCGGAGACGCGAGACGTATACACATCGCCGAGGTCTGGCGACGCGAATGAGTATGTGCCCACCGTCTGCCCAGCATTGAGCGACAGCTTGTCGTTTGCCACCGATACATTGACCTTAGTCCCGCTCCATGTCGGGTGCTGTGTCAACAACGCCACTGCATTGAGCGGCTGTATCGGCGTTGCCGTGTTCACGAACAGCGCTGGCGTCAGCGACAACACGCCGCTTGGCGTCTCCGCCTTCACCAGATACGTGCCGACCATCAGCGGGAGCTCAGCGATTGGCGCTGCCAGGCGCTCCGCCACATCTACTGCCGACGACCACAACACGCCGCTGAGTGCGGCTGAGAACCGCACCCGATACGTAACGAACCCCTGCGCCGGATGCGGCTTCCACGTCAGCCGCAGCGTATTGCCGAGCACGGTGCCGCGCACGTCTTCTACATCGGTAGGCGGCGCGTTCAAGCCCAGCAACGCCACTTCGAGTTCGGTCCAAGCCGAAGCGCGACCGAACACGTCACGCGCACGCACACGCACTCGGCCTAGGCCTTCGCGCGTGCCGACGTACTCAATACTGCTCGTCGCCGTCTCGCCGACGAGATACCACGTCGGATCACCCGGCAGTTGAATTTCCACCTGCGCAGACCTCAACCGTGGATCACTAGGCATCTGCCACGACACCGAAAGCGCGGCGCTTGCGGATCCGCCCGAGACAACGATGTATTCCTGCGCCGTTAGATTCCTCGGCCTTGGAAGCGGCCCGGTTGGCAGCGCCGTGAAGCTCGGGCTATGCACGTTCAAGCCAAGCTCGACGCGGTCGTATTTCGTTGGATCGTGGAACAGTGCCACGACCTCGAATATCGTTGGCTCGACCTCGGTAACGCTGATCACTCGGAACTGGCGAGGCTGCACTGTGCCAGCCGCAAGCAGCCACACAGCGTTCGCAGCTGGTGCTTCTGGCAACGCTGGCGTGATCGTCAACGTCGTGTGTGTGCCAGCGCCGTTCGTGACTTGCCGCTCTAACACTTGACCCGACGGCAAGGTGACGCGAATCGCGTATGTCTCACCAGGCACCAGCGTCACGGGCGCGTCCAGCGTGAGCGTCGTCGTGGTGGCGGCTGCCAGACGTCCGCCCATCCGCAACCCGGCAATCCATCGATCCGCTACAGCGATGATATCGCCAGGCCGAAGATCAGCGTGATCCAGCGCCGCGCGATACGTCACGGTCTCCGTCGCCGTCTGCTCAGTGTCAAGCAACCACCGTCCGAGACGTCGTGCCTGGCCGCGCGACGTGCAGCCAACCGCCGCGATTTCCGTCTGTCGAACGCCCCAGCGCTTGATGCCTTCGGGATGCTCCACCCACTCGATGGTCGGCTTAAAGTCGTTATCCGGATCGTTCCACGTGACTTGCACGACAGTGTGGCGTGCTGACAAGCTAGACCCCTGGTAAGAGAACACGCCGTCAATGACGTTTGCGTTCGTGACGAGTTTCACCGGATCGCCGGGCCGATCCTGCGTTACTGTGATTCGCCCCGCACCATAATAGATCATTCCGCGGAATGAAGCCGCCACCGTCTGCAGCACATCCCAAGCATCAGATGAGACCACAAGCTGGCCATTGAAGGTGTAGCGAGGCTCCATCCCGCCAGCGCCATCCGGCACCAGCTCGTCGCAGTACTGCGCGATCTCGTAGAGCGCCCACTTATCTACCCACTCCGGCCGGATGTAACGACCTAGCCCGTAGCGCTTGTTTGTGAGCAAGTCGTAGAACACCCAAGCAGGGTTGTCTGTGAACTCTGTCTTGAACGTCCCGTTCCACACGCCAGTGTAGGTGCGGGTCACTGGATCGTAATTGACAGGAACCTTGAGTGGACGACCACGAACGTCGTATTCGCGTTTCGGGATCGACGAAAAATACGCCGCGTCAACCGCCAAGCCCATATAAGCGGTGTCCGGATAGGACAGCTTCCAGTCCAGCACTTCCGTGTAGGACGACCACCACGTCTCATTCTGAAGAGTCGTTGTCGTATCGTTATCCGGCGTGAGTCTGCGCACGCGCACTTGCCATGGCGCACCGCCCGGCGGCAGGTCAATACGATACTCGCGCTCGTAAGGCGACGTGCACTTTCCAGCGATCGTGTCCTGCCTGACTTCAGTCCACGCGCCAGTGTTGGTCTTGACATCGATTGCAATAGTGACAGACGTGCCGTAGATGCTCCCGCTGGACTGATCGACACGCGACAACGCAGGGATGCGAATCTTGACGCGCACTGCGTCTAGCGGCGTGCTGGTGATGGTTCGCACTACCGGCGTGTCTGCGCGAACGCGAACACCGACCGCCACTTCGGTCTCTGTCGCGCTAGCACCTGGCAGCGGCTCCTGATCCGGCAGGCCTGCCATGAGCGCCCATGTGACGCCCTTGAAGTTCGGCGAACCATCCGGATTAACGAGCGGCGTGCCGTCGAAGTAGATGCTTCGCGGGCCGTTCACCAGGCCGACAATCGGCCCCTCGCCAAGCACGTCGATAATGCGCGCCGTTGCCTTAGCGCGAAGCGTGTTTGGCTCCTCGCGCGGTGTGGGCTGGCTGCCACCGCCGCCCTTACCGCCACCACCGCGACCACGGATCACCGTCGTCACGTCCTGCCCCACGCTAGGACGCCAAGCTTACCACTAGGCGGCGGCCCCGAGTTACCAGCCGCGCCCCAGTCCTCAACGTCTATGCTGACCGATGCGACCACCGAACCGACGCGGCACCGGCCGTAGATGATCGGCACCGGCACGCCCTCCGCTGTGGCGTTAGTCGGCCCAGTCAACAGATACGACTCGCGCCGCTCAGTCGCACCGTAGTGCGGCGCCTTGGGCTGCGGCGAAAGCAGCGCCGCAACGCCTGTAAACACGAGCGCCGCACCGGCTTTGGCAAGGCCGCCAGCCGTTAGCAGCCCCGGCACGACTTCTGCTCCCCACGTCAGCCCCAGCGCGCCTGCGCTTGATCCTGCTGTTGCGCCAAACGGCACAGCTGCTGCGAAGCCGACCGCCACCGCGACCAGCGTAATCCCCACCAGAATCTTCGCTGCACCTCGACCTCCGCTGCCTGCCGCTACAGGCACGATGTGCAACGGCGCGCTGCCGAGATGGAACTCGATCTCGTCCAGCCCTAGCGATTGGCCCTTGCGACGATCGCCACGAATCAAACGCCAGTGCCCGACAGACAACGTTTGGCGAAACCCGCGATACTGCGAGCAGAACGCTCGAATCGCTTCGCCTGGTGTGGCGACGTCGAAGCGATGATGGCGGCCAAACTGCTTACCGAGCGCGCCGTGCAGATAGATGTCACGCAGCATCGCTCGGCCCCACGTAGCGCAACGCGTGCGTGACATGCGACATCCATCGCCCGAGCGGCTCTGTTTTCGACAGACGATTCGTCAGGTGATGCAGCACCAGCCCGTTTGCCAGCACGATGCCGCCATGATTAGGAACACGCGACATGACGCGAGCTAGCACAACGTCGCCCGGCTGCAGCTCTTGAATGGCGATCTCTTTGAACCCAGCCTTCGCGAAGTTGTCGAGATAGAGATTCCGCGGCTGCTCCTCGTCCGACCACCAGCGGTCCTTGCGCGGGAACTCCATCAACTCAATGCCGCGCTCTTCGGCGAACCAATCGCGGATCAGCGCGTAGCAGTCGCCTCGACCGTCACTGCCTGATGGACCGTGCCGAAAGTCGCGACCGATCAACGGCGGACGTGGCACGCCAGGTCCCCACCACAGGACCGAACCAGCGCCGCCTGAACTGACAGTCAGCACACCCCACAGCAAGGCGGTTGCGATCTGCCCGGCCATGTCTTCCATCGACGGCCACGGATCACCGTCAGGATGCGAGTGCACGATTGCTTGCACGCCAGGCTGCATCGTCTTGGCGGCGTCGATCATAAAGGTCTCGCGCGGGTTGTCGGCAAGATTATCAACAGGCACGTAGGCACCGTTGATCACCAACCCGCAGGCCTCGCGTGGATACTCCGCACGCGCGTGTGCGACGATCGCGGCTTCGACGTCTGGACCGAACATCAACGCACCGTGCCGATCCCAGGGAAAGCTCGCGTCGGCAACACTCCGCCGACGCCGAACCTAAGACGACAGTCGCCTAGCCGCTTACCGCAGCGATCGTGTGGCTCGCTGGTAGGCACGCCAGCTTCGGTGAAATAAACCGTGCCAGTGTAAGGACACGTCGCGTCTGTGTAGTCGAACTCTGCGCCATTCCACCGCCGATAGGTGTGCGTGCACAGATTACGCAGCATCTGGCGACCTGGAATACGCTGGCCCTCCTGCTCCAACACAGACGCGAGTTCCCACTCCACCATTACGGGGTCTTGCCGCGTTTTGCGCTCGACGCGCCAGATGTCAGGCTCGAAGTGCGCGTTCGGATCAGCGCCAGGCTCACCATCCAGGAACTGCCGGAACGTGCGCAGCCGGGTCAACTCTGCGCCGATAAGATCGCCGCCAGGACCAAGCAGACTCCCAACAATGCCGCCGATGTTTGAGATGCGTAGCTTCGGGCGCGGCGGCGTTCCACGACCAGACCAAGCAAAGCCCTCGGCCTCAATCGGGAACGGCTGATACTCGTAGCCCTGGAAGCGGATCGGCTGCCGTTGTTCATCGGTGCCCGCCACAAAGCGAAACACCTCGCCGACCTGTTCGGTGGCGTCGAGCGTATACAGCGTCACCACAGAATCGGCGGATGGCTGCTGCGCTACGGATTGCACCGGCGGCATCGCTCAAGCTCCAAGGTCGAACACTTCATCGAAGCGCGCCGTCAACTCAGCAAGCGATGCACCGCGCTCGACAACCTGCCACTCTTGGCAAATAAAAACACGCGGCGAAGACGCTCGCGGCGGGGTCCAACGGAACGGTTCCACGCCTCCGCGCGCCGCCAGAAACGCCTCAATCGTGTCGATGTGCGCTGCACTCATTGGCCCCCATGTCAGCGACCAGCTTTGCGGCCTTGTATTCAGACCCGCTCCTGTCCGCTGCGAATAGCCATCGCCAAATGACGCCACGATCACGCGCGGTTGCATGACCCGCGTCGCATCGATCCGTGGCGGACGAGGCGGCGTGAAAGTCACGGCTGGCATTGCTACACCATCTGTGGGCTAGGCCTTAACAAGCCGCCCGCGCGCTGCTGCTCCTGAATGGCAGCAATGACGCCAGCTCGCGTCAGCCGACCAATCTCACGCGCAAGACGCTGTTGCTCGACCATGTCGCTTACACCGCCGCCAGACACGTTGACGTTGATTGTCTGGTTGATGACGGGGGAAGCGCCGCTGGCACGCACGCCGAGACGACCTTGCGAATCACGCGCCAGCGGCATAATCGCTTCCGGCCCGGCCTCGCCCATCAACCCGATGCCGCGCGCGAACGGAAAGATTGTAGGCCGATCCACCACGCCGCCGCGCGCGAACGGCACCAGGTCGCCTTGCTCGAACACGTTGCCTTTGGCGCTGCCGAAGATACCGCTAAACAACCCGCCAAACCAGTTAGCGATCGGTTCTGTGATCGTGCGGCGGATGAAGATGCGCGCGATGTCTGTCGCTATGCCTTGCAGCACCTCCGACAACTTGCGTCCGCGCAAGATCGCATCCTCAAACGCGCTCTCAAACGTAAAGCCCAACTGTCTTGCGACGTCGTTTGTTTTGCCAGCTTGGTTCTCGGCTTTGTTGAGAATGTCAACAAGAGCCTCCGCACGCCGACTGATAATCTCGCTTGCACCCTCAACGCCAAAGCGGACTTCCAGCAGCGGTCGCAGTTCGCCGAGACGTTCCAGTGCTTCGATGTAGCGCTCGATCGGCGTCCGCGTCTCGTCGTAGAGACGCGCGACCTCGCTAAGCGCTTGGTTCTCTTCTCGCCGCGCCTGCTGAAGGTCAAACAGCGCGTTCGCAAGTCGCTCTGCTTCAATACGCTGCTCACCAGTCAGCCCAGATACGCGCTCGGCGACAAACCGTTCACGTTCGTCGACCAGGCTCGCGAGCTCAAGCTGTCGACGAAGCGCGTCAATTCGACGCTCCTCGGCGTCGCTCCCCGATCGCGCAAGTCTCTGCAGCGCCTCTTCGCGGGCGCGCAGCGCTTGGGTTTCGAGTTCCCTTCTCTGTCCCTTATCAATCGCGCCAGTTTCAGCAGCCCGGCGGATGCGATCTAGCCGCTCTTGATACTCGCGCTCGATCCGTAGCCTTGCGTCGAACGTCTCGCGCAATTTAGCAATATCTTCGGCCGCGCGCTGCCGCCGCAACTCCGCTTCGTTCGCGCCCGTTCGGGTTTGCCCTTGAAGAATCTCCCTTGCACGCTCTTGGTATTGTTGACTCTGTTGACGCAACGCTTGAAGACGCTGGTCAATCGCTTGCAGTTCCGCGTCCAGCGCGCCCGGCAACATCCGCGTGACCATACCGGTCAACGGATCAACGATATCGAATCCACCTTGTTGGTTCGCTTGCTCTAACTGCGCAACAATGCGCGCCCGCTCTTGCTCCAACCTCGAAAT